CGCGTAAACACTGTTCTTTGCTTGTTGAGGAGTTCAATCCCAGCAAAATCTGTGAGTGAGCCAAGGTAATCCCCGACGTTCACAAACCAATCCAGCACGAAGCTGAAAGGGACCAGTTCCCATACGATACTGACCGGGTTGAGTATACCGGCCTGCTGCATCATCGCCAAATTAGGATTTGTGATGATGAGCTCCCCTTGAAGTTTGACTGTCTGCTTGAACGCACCTTCACGGTGATCAGTTCGGTTCCACGTCGCGTCACTGCTGACGGTGTGGAACGCAAGAGGGTCCGACCAGGACCCAGTAGCAGAAGCCTTCACGACATGCGGCTTGAGAGGTTTGTCAAGGACCTCCATCGCGTCGTGTATATCCTTCATGAGGGGCGACCACCCGAAGTGGAATTCGAGGTAGATCTGGGAGAAGTCGCGCGCATTCTCACGAATGCGATCTGACTTAGGAAGGTAACGTTCAGGAACGAAGGCTTTCCGCCCCTTGCGGGGCACGGCCCGTTGTTCCCATTGAACGCCAATATCCTTAGCGGCTTTCCCTAGCTGTCCTGTTGCTACGTGGCGTGTGAATCTGGTCATCTGGCCAAGTCGAGTTGTTATCATCGACATAGCCTGACGGCCTTCAGCGGTTGCCACCCCGCCTTCGACAGCGTCTCCCATTGCGTCTACGAACTTGGCATACGCCTTGTTGTAGATGTTTGAATCTTGCGGGATCGCATCTGCGACCTTCGCAAGCGCATCGGTGTAAGACCCACTGAAGTTCCCGTAGGGACCAACAGAGGTGCGTCGACTGTTTCCAGTCTTATCACAAAAGTCAAACTCCATAGGGAGGTCATACGGTTTCGCTTGCCGGAACCACCTGCGGTCAAACCTCCAACGCTTGTAAACGTTAGGGGTTCCTGTCCACGTTGGGACGTCCCACAGAAAACCGGTTTTCGTAAAGGGACCTGTGATCGGTGCAGTCAATTTTCAACTTCCAATTAAGGAGATTGCAGACAACACATCGCCACTTAGTGTTTACGGTCGTTCGCAAACCCCTGACAAGGGTTTCGGGTCGAAGACCCACGACTTGAGACACTGTTCTCCAGGCCTTTAGCTAGGCCATCAGTGTTTCAGAGGTTCACTCTTCGGAAGAACCCGCTGGCAGGTCGCCAGACGGTCCGAAGGTGTCCGACTCAGCTCGCCGTCCAATGCTTTGAGACGCGTGCACCAACCGACTTGTTTAGAATCGATCGGCACCCCGCTACTCCAATCGTCAACGTCCCTCACGGGAAGTTGGACAAATGGCCTCAGGAGGAAGGTCAATGCATTGGGGAACCAACTCTTCATCAGCGTCGCCCCCGAGGAGGGGGCACCATCAGAATCGACTCACGGATGTGGTCGATGAGGGCCTCGATGAACTCGAGGTCCTCCACATTATCCGGCTTCAACTCTTCCACACGGGGATCACGCGAAAGCGTGACACCCCGGTCGCGGGCGAGCTTCAGCACTGCATCGTATTCGGACTTGAGAGTCTCGAGCGTGTGCAGTCGGCGCGGCAACAGCATGGCGAAGCCATACATTGCAAGCCGGAGGAGCGGATGTGTGTTCATGATGATAACCTTTCACAAGGTTGATGATGAGCAAGTTGGAGGGCGTAACAGATCCAAGCGAGTCGCAATTACGGAAGGGCAAGCCCCTCCCCTCAGACTGTTTCGGTC